TTCGCCATTGTAGGTAAGCGATATAGTCCTAGTGGCATCTGAAGTAACAAACCCAAGAATACCCATCTTTGTTGCAGTAGTAACTACAGTTGATGGCTGAGTTGTAATTACCCCAAAGTCAGTGTAGTTAGGGGATATAGATGTTATTTCTGGGGTAGTAATTCCAAATAGTTTTTTCCATACAGTACCAGCAACTGCTGATTCATTGGTATACCCACTAGGTGTGGTAATAGTTACTACCGTGTCAGAGGTTCTAGCTGTTATCTGATATAGACCTTGGGGGGTTTGTAAGTATGATGCAGTTGTATTTGTAGCAGAAGCATCTATCACCGAAGTAGCAAAGGGCGTTCCTGATGATGCTGTAGCTGTGCGGCTTGATCCTGTTCCTGTGGTAGTTACAGTGCCAACTACAAAAGGAGTGGCTGTATATATCTGTCTAGTAATGGTTGTAACAGAACTACTAGCAATGCTGTCTACACCAGCCCATATTGTGAAGTCATATACCCCAGCATCAAATAGAAGTCTATTCAGCGCAACAGTGACAAAAGCAGAGAAAAGCACTGTGTTACTAGTTGCTGTTCCTGTAATGACCTGCTCTGCCGTTGTTACTGGGATGGATGCAAAGGTAAGAATAGCTACATCGCTGTTAGCTCCTGCCGCAGTTATGACTGGAGTGGCGTTATAAAACACAACCCCTGTCCCGGCTGATGCCGAGTTTGGCGCAACATTAACCCAAGCTGTGCCGTTATACCCAAGCAACTCATTAACCACCGCAGTGCCAATTGACACATCAGATAGATTCTCTAATGGTATTGATATAGCAGCAGAGCCATCAAAAGACACGCCTGCTATGTTCCTTGCTGTGGCTAATACTGTTGCAGCTCCTGCTGTAAGACCTGCTGCAGTACCAGTTATATTAGTACCTGTAAATGCTACTGGAGTACCTAATGCAGTTGCATTACCTGAAGCGTCCAGATTGACTGACTTCTCTGAAGGGTATGTAACAAATACGTCCTTGGTACCAGCGGAGAATACTAGAGCCGTTGGCTCTGTTGCTGAACTGTTAGATAGGACTGTAGTACGGGCTAGTGTAGTACCGGAAGACGTATAGGTTCCAATGCCTACTTCCCACTCATTAGTCCCTTGTCCTGCAATACAGTAGTAGGTAGTATTTCCATTACCAACTATAGCAAACGACTGATACCCAGTTACGGCTCCGCCAAGCGTGAATATGCCGTTACCTGCAGTGGTGGAAGTCTCTTTTACTCTGTCAGCTAAGATGAGTGCCATATGTCCCTATTATGGTTGAGTTTTAATCACTTGCCAACCACCTGCGTCCGAGGTATTTATTGTACTCCAAGTTGTGCTTTCTGACGTATTTATTGTATTCCAACCAGTAGCCCCCGCAGTATTTATGTTACTCCACTGGGCTGTATCCGCAGTATTTATTGTATTCCAATCCGCAATTTCAAAATCATTGATTATCTCCCAGAGCAGCCTTCTGGTAAGGGAATCTGAAGCCTGAGCAAACTCAGTAATTGAGGCTATAAAGGTAGCAGCAGCATTAGCCCTGTCAGAAGACCTAATTATCTCCTGTATTCTTGAGTGGAACTCCGCCATGCTTTCAACGGCATCAGAAGCGGTAGCACCTTCATTAACAAACCCGTTCAGGTAGGCTAATGCCTGTACAACCTCCGACCCAGCGGCTGATTCTTGTATAGAACTACCAATACTGTAAATAGAAGTTACCTGATCCTCTGCTGTGATGCTTTCTTGTATGCTGGCGGAGAACTCCTCTATTGAGGAGACTTGGTCTATCCCTGTAACAGCTTCTTCTATGGCTGAAGCAAAGTCTGCGGCTGCGTTAACGATCTCAGACCCAGTAACGGCTTCAGCAATAGCTGCTTGGAAGTCTATTAGCGCAGATATTTGATCTGCTGCTATGACGGCTTCTACTATGCTTGCCCCAAATATTTCCTGTGTAGATACGGCATCAAGCGCGGTTGCTTGCTCATCTATCAGGCTGTTAATGGCGGTTATCGAAAAGACTTGGTCTTCCGCAGTAACGCTCTCTGCTATATCACAAGCAAATACTTCATCTGCACTTACCTGATCCGTAGCCGTTGCTTGCTCTATTACAACAACTTCAAATGCAGCTTGAGCCTCAACAGCATCAGAAACAGAAGCAGTCTCTGTGATAGCCGAGTTCATCTCGGCTTGGGCTGTTACTGTATCAGCCCCTGTAGCTGCCTCTTGGATGTCACTATTTATCTCTGTTGAGGAGAAGACCTGATCTTCTGCAGTTACTGATTCTTGTATGCTTGAAGCATAGTCTTCACTTGCTGATACTTGGTCAGAAGCTGTGGCTGACTCTGCTATGTCTACTGCAAAATCTACTGCTACTGCAACAGTCTCTGAAACAGAAGCTGACTCATCTACTGCTACTTGAAAATCTATAAGTGCGGCAACCTGCTCAGAAGCCACTACAGACTCCGCAATATCAGCGTTCATATCTGCATTAGCAAAGACAGTATCTAGTGCAGTAACTGACTCATCTATCGCGCCATTCAAACTAACTTCCGAGAAGACCTGATCTTCCGCAGTGGCGCTCTCTGCAATGGCTGAGGCAAAGTCTTCCGTTGCGCTTACTTGGTCTGACGCAGTCGCCGTTTCTTGGATAGACGCAGCAAAGTCTGCGGTACTACTTACTGCATCAGATGCTGATACTTGTTCTGCTATGTTGTTCTCAAATACCGCTTGGGCAAAGACTTGATCTACGGCGGTGACGGACTCATCTACATTAGCAAATGCGTCTAGGTTAGAAGCTACTGCATCAGAAGCCGTGGCGGATTCAGCAACAGCCGAAGTAAAGTCCAGCGTAGAGAATACTTGTTCCGTTGCGGTTACAGCTTCCTGTATTGTTGAGGCAAAGTCTTCACTAGCAAATACTTGGTCTGATGCCGTAGCACTCTCATCAACCGCAGTCTCAAACGTAGCAAGAGCTTCAACTGTATCTGCGGCGGTTATACTTTCTTGTACTTCAACTACAAACACAACAGTTGCGGAACTATCATCTAGCCCAGTTGCAGACTCTGTGATTGCACCAGTTTGACTTGTTATAGCTACCACTTGATCTGAGGCGGTGGCTGATTCTGCTATTAAGCTGGCAAAGTCTATGGCACTTGCTACTTGGTCAGATGCAGTTGCTGATTCTTGTATATCTACTAGCAGAACAGAAGAGGCAAATACTTGGTCACTAGCTGTAGCCAACTCATCAATAGCCACACCAAAGTCTACTGTAGTGCTTACCTCGTCTAGTGCAGTAACAAGCTCCTCTATAGAGGCATTTAGGTCTGCTTGAGTTGCCACTTGGTCAGAAGCTGTGGCTGACTCGGCTATTGCGCCATTAATAGAAACAAGTGATGAGGTCTGGTCAGAAGCTGTGGCTGACTCTGCTATGTTCGTCGCAAATACTTCAGTAGCAGATACTTGGTCAGCAGTAGTGGCGGCTTCATCAACAGCACACTCAGCAGTCATCTGGGCATTAACTGCGTCAGAGACTGTTACTGACTCTGCTATGTCTGAGTTTAAGTCTGCTGTAGCTGTTACTTGGTCAGCCGCAAAAACAGATTCTAGGATGGTTACAGCAAAGGCTGCTTGAGCCTCTACTTGGTCAAATGCGGTAGCGGATTCTTCTATTGATCCGAGTAGGACAAGGAGGGTTGATATTTGGTCAGATGCAGTTGCTAATTCCTGTATATCTACAGGTAAGCCAGAAGAGGCAAATACTTGGTCACTAGCCGTGACTGATTCATTTATCTCAGAAATACCAGCGGATGGTGATCCTACAATAGAATCTGATGCGGCGACACTTTCTTGAACCGCACGCTCCGCGACTACAACACTTGCAATAACATCAGAAACAGTGGCTGACTCGCTAACTTCAGCGTTTATAAAAGTCCCTGCTAATGACGCAAATGGTGCAGCCGCGAATGGTGAGATTCCAAACACATTACGCTTCGGTCAAAGCAGCTTCTGGGAACCAGCGGTTTTGCTTAATACCAGCAGCATCAGTCCACTCAATATGGTAGAAGAAGTCGCCATCTTCCGTCATACGAAGTGCTTGTACCGGACCTTGAGGCGCGGTTGCTTGAACTTTTACGTTCTGACCCTTAGTGAATTTTGTTGCCATTTTTATATCTCCTTATACAGCGTCAAGGCTGAATGTGTAGGTAACATTCAAGGTATCACCAGCAACTACAGCGCGATCGCCGGGTGATTGGAAGTCAGAAGCTGAGAACAAGATTCCTGACGTACCAGTTGCTACTGAGGTTAAGAAAGCGCCAGCAACAGTACCACCGGGTGCGGTAATAACAAACGCATTTGGTGCGCCTGAGTTATCAATAACTGAAGGATCAGCAAGAGTTGCTGCGCCGAAAGTTACAGCTTTACGATTGCCTGTGTAGTCTGTGAACTCAGTCCAACCTGCATGTGAAGCTAAGGTATCACCAGCAGCAATGGTTGTGCCAGAGCCGGGGCCGGTAATCAGACCTAGATACCAAGCTGCGCTATAAGCAACGCCAGCAAAGTACTTGTCGTTCATGTCTTGAAGACCTTCGTTAACAACCAGATTTGGGTTCTTTTCTTCCCATTTCATCTTACCGTCTTGACCAAAACATTGGATCGTAAATACACCGGCTCCGCCAGCAGTAGAAACTGTTGCACCGCTTAACAGAACACATGCACCTACTTTATCTACAGATTTTGCTTTGTTTGAGATCATTTGAAACTCCTTTAAGAAAGTCTAATAATTGCGGTTGTTGCTGTCGCGGTTGGAAACTGTACTTGGAACGTTAGTGTTGCGGTCTTATCCGAACCAAAATTTAACACAGCAACCGCTGCCCCTGTTGTGCTGTTGTATATTAATGCCCCTGATGCAGTAAACTGGGCGGGGTCCCAAGTTACATTGGCAAATGTTACATACGCCGTACCACCACTACTAGCGGGGACTACTGGGGCTAAAACTTTACCCCCTGCCACGTACCCAGTTCCAGTAATTTCTCCATCCGTTGTATACGCAAGTGTGTCTGCGTTTAACGGCGCTGTCACAGTATACAAAGCAATTTTGTATGTGTAAATCGTACCTGTATTAAAGTTCTCTAACCCACTTAGCAGGTTAGTTTTAAACACCGTACATAATGTCTGGGATAGCGCCACTTAGTACCTCTATTATGTTACGGCTATTCGTGCTTGCCCAGATCGGTAGGCATCTTGTCTTTCCATGCCATCCCCCAGACGTTTAGCCATTGCTAATGCTTCGTCGTATCTTTTCTGGTACGTAGCCAATACTTCTGGTTCTTCTTTCATATAGGCAACAGCTTCAAGCAATGACCCGTACAACAGTACTGGATCAAAGTTATCCCCAAGCCACGAAGTCCCAGCAGTCACAATTGATTCCGGGTAGTAATAGTAATGCAGCTCTACGTTGTACAGAATGTCTGGTGTTGGCCCCATAAGGAAGGTCAACTCATTCGTTATAACGGCTGGGTCTGTATTCGTTGTCGTAGGCCCAAACAGAGCGTAATGCGTAGGCTGACCCGTATTAGCTGGGTTGGGGAACGCCTCTCTAATAAAGTTAACATCCTTATTAAGCAAGAAGTAATATATACCCGCTGCGTCTATCATTGCCATCGAGTAGACCGCTAGAAAGTCGCTTGGGGCTGATAAGTACTTATTATTAGCACTTAAAACCCCAGTTACATTCTTTCTAAGCGAAGGAAACTGAACAGAGTTGTATATCCGTTCTTCAGCGTTTCTAACAAACGTAGCAATCTGATCCGCCGTAGTAAACGTCGAGATCGTCTCTGGGAACGTGTTTTCACAGTATCCCTTGATTGCTAAAGTAAGCTCAGCGTAATTCATTACTTACCGACTTTTAACCTAGCGTGGCTCTTGCCTTTAGTAGCTGCACCAGTACCACGAGTCTTTTCAGTCTGGGTGTTAGCCACGTTATTGGGGTAGCTGCTGTTCTTGAGGTCTACGCTATAGGGCTTTGGCTGGGTATACTTCTCGCAAGGATTAGCTGTATCCCCGGGGAAAAAGTTAAATTCACTCATTCTATACTCCTTAGATACCGCGTTTAGGGGCGCATACAGGTACTTTACGCACTGATTTCTTCTGGTTAGCTACTTTAGCTAGGCCGCGACCTAGTTGCTTCATTTGCTCGTTAGTCTTTCCGCCTTTAGCCATCATATGCTCCTTTAGGTTACTGATATAGTTACTGTTCCAACTGCGCCAACCGATATTAAATCATTGTTAACATTCGGTAAGTTTAGCACATTATTCAACCCCACTGGGTTCCATCCCCACTGGGTTATACGACTACCTAGACTCTGTATTCCGTTAGCCATAGGATCGGCAAGCTCTGCTGGGGTAGGACTAACAAGCTGATCTATCTGTAACCCAGTACTACCTGCTGCATAGTAACTTAAATCTGGTCTTGGATTACGCACCGCTTGAGGATCAGATACAGGATACAGACCTAGAGACAACTGCGGCTGATCCGGTTCCCAACAGTTACCACAGACTAGGATATTTACGTTTTTGGTCTTAATTACTAGCCGTCTTAATTCTTTTAACTTGTACCTGAACCCACACCGATCACACTCGGATATACTATTTTTGCCTGATGAATACTTAGAGGGCATTTATCCCCCTAGTTAAACGACTGACGAGGCACAAACCTTATCGGAGCCTTCTCACGATCCTCATCAGAAGCAAGTTGCCATTGCTCATCGTACATTGCTTTAAGCATCTGAAGCCTTTCCATGCCATTAGGCAACTTCATAGCTAACTGAACTGCAAGCCCAGCAACGAGTGCCGGTAGTAGTCTGAACGGAATATCTTGGGTTGTATTGCCGTCACCCGCATCCTGCATCCTACGTAGTCTCCAGTACACAAATGTGTAAGGACCACCGCCATCACCCGTAGGCCAGACGTTTATATTTGGTAAGTTAATACTTGTTACCGGTGCAGCAATGATATGTGCCGCTGCTGTAGTCCCGTTCTGTGCCCGGAAGCAATACTGTAACTGGTTTCCAACGATGTTCTGGTACGTTATAGTCTCAGCCCCAATGATGATAAACCCAACTGCTGGGAGACTAGCAACAGACGTTACGTTGATTGTTGTAGCGGTTGCTGTTATTGCTGCTGACAACGTAGTATTTGCAGTAGACCTAGGTACCCCAGTCTGTCTATTAACCCAAACTTGTATCGGGCGACCACTAGCGTTCTTATTAGGCAGGGTTGAGTATGTAGACTCTGAAATACGGCTGATATTAATATCTTGCTGGTTAGATGCAGTACCCGTCCGAATTACATGGTCTAGTAAATCTACCGTGTCTGTGGGGATTGCGTAGGATATTTGCCCAGTTGTAAGAGTTATCTGGCCCTGTTCAATAGTCCACAGGTTAATTCCACGATTTGCCCACTCAAGCATTAGTAGATTCAAAGATC